GGTTTTTATCTTGATTATGCAGATGCTTCTGCTTTAGGAAACGATGTATCAGGCAACAATAATGATTTTGCAGTAAACGGTATTGCAGCTTCAGACCAGATGCTTGATAGTCCTACGAATAACTTTTGTACGATTAATCCTATTTCTTTTGGCCCAGCAATGACTGGTGACGCTGGAACTTCAGCTAATTTTTTAAAAGAAGGAAATTTACACATTAAGCCTGAGCATAATGAATATGTTGTTACGACAATGATGCCTACCTCTGGTAAGTGGTATGTTGAGGCTCTCGTTAAGGGTACTAGCCCTTACGGACCAATGCTTGGTTGGACTACCGAATCTTATTCTACTACGAGTATGACTCCACAAGCTGAAATGTGGAAGATATATAGTAGAGGAGCAAGCAGTGAACTTTACTGGTATGATGAAGCAGCTTCTGGGGTTACACTAGCATCAGGAAGTTTTGCTGTAGGTGAAATTATCCAGTTTGCTTGGGATTGTGATACAGGTAAGGCTTGGTTTGGGAGAGATGAAGATTGGTATGACTCATCATTAGGAACAACTGGCAACCCAGCAACAGGTGCTAATCCTATGCTTACTGCAACAGCGTCGCAGATGGCTGATAATTTTGGGATATTTATTGGAAGTGGTGATGAGTATGGTGGCGATACTGAAGGGTCGCAGCTTGTTATGAACTTCGGACAAGACTCAAGTTTCGCTGGTAACAAGACAGCACAAGGTAATCAAGATGATAATGATATAGCCGATTTCTATTATGATGTACCTGCTGGATTTATGGCATTATGTACATCTAACTTACCTGATGTAGCTGTTATACCTAGTGAGCATTTTAATACTGTGTTATGGGGTGGTACAAGTGCATCTCACGCAATTACAGGTGTTGGTTTTCAACCAGATTTGTCTTGGCTTAAACACAGAAATCACGGAACAGCACATCAACATAATTGGTTTGATGCAGTTAGAGGAACAAATAAAACTTTGCACTCTAACAGCACAGAAGCTGAAGAAAGCCTTAGTGATGTTTTTAATTCTTTTGATGCAGATGGATTTACTGTTGGCAATAATGATGCTGTAAACGATACTGGTGTTAATTATGTAGGTTGGAACTGGAAAGCTGGAACATCTGTATCAGGTAACTCATCTGGTTCAGGAACTGCTCAATCTTACACAGGTTCGGTTAATACTGATGCAGGGTTTTCAATTATAAAATATACTGGAAACGGTACTGATGGAATGCAAGTACCTCATCATTTAGGTGTTGTTCCTGATGCAATATTTATTAAGAGTTTAACAACTGCATCTTGGCAAGTTTTCTTACCTAATGCCATAACAGCAGAACATAGTTTGCAGTTAGATAATACTGGAGCGCAAGGTGGACCTTATTACTCGACACATCTTAGCGACACAATGCCAACTACAAGTCTTGTTACATTAGGAAATGGTGCAATGACTAATACTTTTGCTGATGGAGTAGGTCAAGACTACATTATGTATTGTTGGGCAAATAAAGATGGCTACTCTAAAGCTGGAAAATATACTGGTAATGGTAATGCTGACGGAACATTTGTGTACACAGGGTTTAGACCTGCTTACCTTTTAGTTAAACAGTCAAGTGCTTCTGGTGAAAGATGGTATATATTTGACAATAAAAGAGATACCTACAATTATGTAGATACAAGATTAGTGGCTGATGATACTAATGTAGAAACAACTGGTGCAACACAAGCATTGGATTTTGTATCAAATGGATTTAAAGCTCGATACAATCAAGGAGCATTTAACACTAGTGGTGCAACATACATCTACATAGCATTTGCAGAAACACCTTTTAAATATAGTAACGCTCGATAGGAGAGAATATGTGGTACTTTAACGGACAAATAATTAAAACACCTAAATCTATGGAGATTAGTGATGTTCTTTATCCTAGAACAATCTTTAAGGATAGTACAACACTTACCTCACTAGGTATTAAGGCATACAGAGAAGTCACTCCTGATAGCAGATACTATTGGAATGGTTCTTTTACTGTGAACACAAGTGGCTCAGAGGTCGTAGGTACATATGCCTCAACAGCTAGAGATGTAGCTACGCTTAAAGCTAATATGCTTGACAAGGCTAAAAGTGCAGTAGCTAGTAGACACGATGCTATAGATTGGTACTGGTCAAGAGCAGCCAAAGGTGGTACTGCTGTGCCAAGTAACATAGCTACTTACGCTACAGCTTTGTATAGTGAACACGAAACAATCAAGACAGCAATTAATGCACTAACAGATTTAGCTGGGGTTATGGCTTATGAGAATAAACCTCATACTGAAACTAGAAAGACTGCTACCTACAATGAAGATGGTAGCTTTAAAGAATATAGTGGAACTTACACAGTAGCTAGAGAAATAGATATGTGTACACACTTTACTGCTAACCCTACAGATGAAGTAGACCCAGCATTTGTGAGTTTAGTAGCTGACTAATGTCTGATAGATTACGCAACAATATAGTTGCAGGTTTTATAGTTGTAACATTTTGGATAGTGTCGTTCTCAGCTATGGCTGCTGACCCTATTGTTACAAACAGTACAAGTAATAGCACAGTAACTACAAGTACAGATGCTAAGAGTACAATAAGGACAAACCCACCTAGTGCAATTAGTCCGAGCATTAACGCAAGTAATAGTGACTTATGTATGGTAGGAGTTAGTGGAGCAGTACAGACACAGATACTAGGTATTAGCACAGGACAGGCTTACACAGATGAGAACTGTATGAGGCTTAAGAATGCAAAGGTACTCTATGATATGGGTATGAAGGTAGCAGCAGTTGCTTTGATGTGCCAAACAAGAAGTGTGTATGACAGTATGAAATTTGCTGGAACTCCTTGTCCGATAAATAATCCAGTAACAGGTGAAGGGTTAATTGGTAAAGAAGCTACAGCAGAATGGAGGTTGAATCCTAAGAAAATTCCAAAGAAACAACCTGCTTCTAATATGAATAGAGGAGTGTTTCTTGAGAAATTGGTTGGTGGGATTATTGGTGTTATCCTTCTCGCTATCCTCGTTATCTGACCCTGAGATAATTGAGCATCAGATTGCAGATGATAGCTGGGTGGAAGTACCTCTTGACTTTACTTTTCCTTTTTATGGAAATAGTTATGTCACTAGTTTTATGTTTAGTAACGGTGTTGTGGGGTTTCTTGACCCTCTTGATGTCGCTGGTAGTGGTTATATATATGATGGGTTGTGTTGTCACGGACAAGACCTAAGTTTATTTACAGGTGTAAGATTTAATTACACCATAATGCCGTGGAACACAGATTTAATAGACACAGGCATAGGTAAGTTTTACACACAAGGTGACTCCACATTTCAAAAATATATGTGGGAAAACTTATCAGAGTATTACGATAGAAACACAAGTAATACATTTGACCTGACAATATACCCAATGGGTAACATAGATGTAAACTATGAGCAGGTACAAATAAATAACCACGCAGTAACAGTAGCAGTGGTTGGAGATTTAAGTCAGGGTGAGTATGAACAATGGTTCTATAATCATCCGACAAGTGGAGCAATCTTTTGGAACAGTCAAGAAGATGACCCAGTAGAAATAACAAATGGAGAGAGTGTATGCAGTGTAATACCAGACAGTCATATCAGTTGTTTATACTATCCACAAGTCTATGCTGACAATGTGTATAATCAACAATGTGCATTGGACCCTTTGTATGATTACGGATGTGATGGCTGGGACGATGCTTACATAGAAGAATATGTTGAAGATAATGTACAAGAAGTTTGGGAAGTTGATGAGGAAGATGTTGAATCGGTATACGTCTTGGAAGAGCCAGAGGTTTTCCAAATAATAGAGATAGAAGCATTAGATGATTACACTTTAATCTCTACTACATTAGAAGAAGCAGTACCAGAGATGGAAGTATTGTTTGAAGAGATGGCACAAGAAGAATTAATAGAGGAATTAGAAGCAGAGCTAGAAGAGTTTTTAGAACCTGAACCAACTGAAGAGGAGCTTGATGAACCTGAACCAGAGCCAGAGAATGAATCGGTTGAGGATGATGAGCCAACAGAAGATGAGCCAGTTGAGGAACAGGAAGAAAGTATTGAAGAGCCTGAGCCAGAAGAAACAAAAGCTGAAGTTGTAGAGCAACCAGTACTAAAAAAAGTAGCTAAAAAAGCAAGTAAGAAAGATAAGATGCGTGAGATTATTAGCGACAAGTTAAAGAATCTTGCCACAGAGATGGGAGAAGCTGCATCATTAGAAGAGCAGCAAAAACTACAAAGCTTAATACTTGCACTCTTAAACTTTAATGCTGGCTTTAATACTTATAATACACAACTACTTATTGATGGTGTGTTTTATAAAGATAAAGGAATATATTTAGACAAAGACATACCAGATAATCAAAGAGGTTTAAGGAATGGACTAGCTAATGAAATACTACATAACAAACTTATGGATTTACAATGGCAGAGATAGAATATCAAGGAGTTAAAGTAGGTGGTAGTAAATTGCTTCTTGTTATACCATTATTAAGTATGATTGGTGGTGGTGCTTGGGCAGGGTTTGAATTATACAATGAATTTAGAGTTCTTAAAGCTACTGTTATGGAATACCAACCGCCTGACATTACTGGTATACAACAAGACATAGCTGTTATAGAAGAAACTTTAGTAAGTGTAAGTGAGTCAGTTGAACAAGCTAAAGATTACACTAGGTCTATAAAGAATGATTTAAAAGATGACTTAGCTAGGCAAGAAAATTTAATGGAACGATTAGAAGACAAAGTTAATAACTCACAAGATGAAATAGATGAGACTATTGATGTAGCTGGTGAAAGATTTGATGCCAGAAGAGATGCTCTTTATTCTGATACAGATAGAAAGATTAAAGAGTTAGAAGAAAGGCTTAGTAGTAAGCTACAAAGAGCCTTAGATAACCCACTAGCAAACTAAGGAGTTAATATGCCACAAGGAAAAGGAACATACGGAAAAACAAGAGGACGCCCACCAATAAAAAAGAAAGGTAAAAAGAAGTAATGGCTGATTCAAGGCTTAAAAAGGCAGGAGTATCTGGGTATAACAAGCCTAAGCGTACTCCTAACCATAAAACTAAGAGTCATGTAGTAGTAGCTAAGTCAGGCGGAAAGGTAAAAACTATTAGATATGGACAGCAAGGAGTATCTGGAGCTGGTAAGAATCCTACTACAGCAGCACAGAAAGCTAGGCGTAAGTCTTTTAAAGCTAGACATGCTAAAAATATAGCTAAAGGTCCAATGAGTGCTGCTTACTGGGCAAATAAGAGTAAATGGTAATGGAAGATAAAAGAGTACAGCTGCAATTAGATAAGCATTCTTCACAGATAGCTAAGCTCTTTAGTAAGATTGATGATACTAACGCTAAAATACAAAAGATATTTAACATATTGAATCAAATTAGATACTTTATATATGGTGGGTTTGCTTACTTTATAGCTTCTGAAGTAGGAATGTTTAATTTATTGAGGTTAGTAGCATGATAGGATTTTTAACTAATATAGCACCAATAGCTTTAGGCTTTGTTGCTAAGTTGTTTGCTTTAAAAAGCCAAGCAGCACAAGAACAACAGAAGCTAATGATACAATCACTACAAGTCCGTAATGATTCTATTAATATGGCTAGAGATAGAGCAGATAAAGAAAGTCCAGTAGCTGCTATGAATAGAAGAATTATTATTCTAGTTATACTAGCTTTAATAATCTTTACACAGATAGCTCCTGTATTTTTTAATGTACCTACAGTAATACCTACTGTAATTGAAGGAGCTAGTTTACTAGGTTTACAGCTAACGCCTGATACAATAGATTATGTAACTGTACAAGCAGGTGCTGTATTAAAGTTTGATGAAGTATTCCAATGGGCAACGATGATAATAGAGTTCTACTTCGGTGCGCAATTAGCTAAGGGGAAATAAATGACATTTAGAGAAGTAATAAACGAAGTGCTAATAAGGTTAAGAGAAACTCCTATTACTTCTGATTGGAGTGGAGCTATTAATGATAGCACTACAGTATCTGATTACTATAAGGTTATAGGTGCTTTAGTTAATGACTCTAAAAGAAGTATAGAGTCTTACCATGATTGGCAAATACTTAGAGAAACTGTAGATATAACTACAGTAGCCAGTACTAAAAACTATAACTTAAGTTCTGGACAAGAGTTTAAAATACTAGATGTAGTTAATAACGCTACAGGTAATGAGCTAGTACAAGTAAGCAGAGCTTACCTTAATAGAGAAAGATACCCTACAGCTTCTACAGGCGAGCCTCATTACTACGGCTTTAATGGAGCAGATAGCTCTAATAATCTTAAAGTAGATTTATCACCTACTCCTAGTAAAGCAGAAACTATTTCTTTTGATATGGTTAAGTATCAAGATGTTTTAACATTAGCTGCTACTACAGTAAAGATACCTACAAAGCCTTTAATACTAGGAGCTTATGCTAGAGCTTTATCAGAGCGTGGCGAAGATGGAGGAACACAATCATCTATAGCTGCTACTGAAGCAAGCAGTGCTATCAGTCAAGCTATTATGATGGATAGCGGTAATACTAAATTTGAGTCTGATTGGTTTATGGGGAATATGTATTAATGGCTAAGCAACTTGCATATCAGTCTTTAACTAACTTAGGAGTTAACGGTTTAAATACTCAGTATAACCCTGCTGTACTAGACCCTTCTTTTCTTACTTCTGCTGATAATGTAATGCTTAGAGAGTCAGGTAGAATATCTTTTAGAAAAGGTTTAAAACAAAAAGTAGTACCTACTGGCACAGCTATAGGTTCTATGGTGGAGCATAATGATTCTGGAACTAATAAAATATTTGCTAGTCATGGCACTAGTATTTACACAATTGATTTTACAGCTCCTAATGCTGCTTTTCCTAGTAGCGGTGCTGATGTTAAGCATACCGTTGGCAGTAGCACAGGAGATTGGCAATTTATTAACTTTAACGAAAGACTACATTGTTTTCATTCGGGTATAGTACCTCAAAGATATGATGGTGCTTTAGGTTCTGGTTCTAAATGGGCAGCTTTTAACAATAGTACTAAACCTTCTGGTTTAACTACATTTGACCCTAGCTGTGGTATGGGTTTTTATGGTAGAATGTTTGTAGGAGGCGTAACAGAAGAAAAAGCTGTAATGTATTACTCTGTTTTATTAGATGGAGATGATTATACAGGTTCAGGTTCAGGATTATTAGACTTAAAGAAAGTTTGGGATAATGACGAGATAATAAACATTGCTCCTTTCTTTGGACAATTAGTTATCTTTGGTAAAAACAACATAGCTATATATGATAATCCTGATGATGTAACTAATATGTCATTAAATGAAGTTATTAGTGGTGTAGGTTTAGTTAATAGAGATTCAGTACAAGCAGTAGGAGATGATTTAGTATTTCTTTCAGCTACAGGATTACGCTCACTTAATCGTACTACAGAAAAAGACAAAGTACCTTTAACTGACTATAGTGTTAATATAAAAGATACTTTAATAAGAAACATAGGACAAAGCACTGCTGTTAAGTCTGTGTATTTAGAAGACGAAGGTGTATATATACTTACTTTTACTGAAAAGAATATTACTTATGCTTTTGATTTTAAACATATGACTCCTAATAATGCTCCTAGAATAACAACATGGAGTTTTAATAGCGACAGGGAACCAGCTAGTATGATACAAACAGAATTATACTCTGGATTATTGGTAGGACAGAAAGATGGAGGCATAGCAGGTTATGAAGGATACTTTGATACGGATTTGGCTTGGGTTAGCTCAGCAGCTAGTTATACTAATTCTCCTATCTCCGCTGATGTTAGTTCCATATGGATACCTATGGGTGACGCAGTAGTTTCAGCTATTTTAAAAAGACTAATACTAGTACTAGAAGGTGGCTCAGGAGCTACATTAGGAGTTAGATGGTATAAAGATTATAGTATGAGTTCGTCTAGTACAACTGAAATATCTTTAAATCCTGCTGCTACTAGCACTACTGCTTTATATGGAGCAGCTTCTTCTTTATATGGTGATGTTAAATATACACCTATTTATGGATTGCAAGAATATAAGACTCCATTAACAGGCAGAGCTAAAACATTAAAAATAAACATGAATATTGTGTCTAATGGTTTTGATGCTTCTATTCAAGATTTGTCAATTATATCTTTACAAGGAAAAATACGATGAGTAATTATACTTTAGCAGTCAATTGGTCAGGAAAAGATGCTCTCTCAGATAGTGATGCTGCGAAAGTTATATCTGGCTCTGATTTTAATACTGAATTTACAACAGTAAGAACAGCAGTTAATTCTAAAGCTGACACTAACGGTAATAGTGGAGAAGATTTTGCTATTAACAATGGCACAGTAGCAGGTACTTTAACAGTTACAGGAGTACCAACTATACCTACTGCTTCACAAGGAACGAATACAACACAAGCAGCAAGTACAGCTTTTGTTACCACAGCAGTTGCAGCTTTAGATGCAGCAGCAATTAATGCAATTGTATATCCAGTAGGTTCTATTTATACTAATATAGCAGTTGCTACAAACCCTGCTAGTTTGTTAGGTATGGGAACTTGGGTAGCTTTTGGTGAAGGTAGAGTTTTAGTAGGTAAAGCAGGAAGCGGTACATTTGATACTCTTGGTGCAACTGGTGGTGCTGAAACACATACATTAAGTACAAGTGAAATACCATCACACACGCACACTATGTCTGGTAATAATGATAATGATGCAGGGGCAAGTGTTCCAGATGTTAATACAAAGTCTGGTAGTTCAACAGCAGTAGTGAATACTACAACAGCTACAGGTGGTGGTGGCGCACATAACAACTTACAACCATATATCGTAGTGTATATGTGGAAACGCACAGCATAGGAGAATAGAATGTCAGCATTAAGTTTAATAGCAGGAGCAATAGGAAGCGCAATCCAAGCTAAAGGCGCTCAAAAAGCAGCAGACCAAAATACAGCAGGTCAAGCAGCAGCAGCTAAATATGCTTTAGACCAATCAATGCCTTACAATGTGGCAGGCTCACTTGGTGGTGTTAAGTTTGATAATGAAGGTAAAGCTATAGGATTAGGTTTATCTGAGAAATTTCAAGCACAACAAGATGCAATGCTTAATTCAGCTAATGCTAATAGAGGTTATTTATCTGGTATTGAAGCTGACCCTTTAACAGCAGAAAATAGATACTATGACCAGCAAATGGCTTTACTTGCTCCGGGACAAGAGGCAGATAGAGAGGCTTTAGATGCTCAGTTAATAGCTAGAGGTATGCTAGGTTCTACTGGTGGTATGGGTCAGATGCAAGGACTAAGAGAATCTCAAGGTACTACTAATCTACAAGTTAGACAATCAGCTAGTGATAGAGTACAGGATATGATAGATAGATACAGAGGTAGGATATCAGAAGATGTATCTAACGCTACTGTATTAGGACAACAACCTTTAGCTTATGCTCAATTAGGTGTGGAAACTGGAGGAATGTTACGCCCTGCTGCTATGTTAGGTTCTCAGTACTTATCTGGAGCAGCCAGAGCAGCAGCTAAAGGAACAATGGGAAGGTACAATGGAATAGGTAATGCTTTTAGAAGTTTTGAGTCTTTTAAACAAAGACAAGCTAATATTCAAAGAGCAGCAGGTGAAGATAAAATGGTAGCAGGTCCAATGTTTAATAAAAGCGCAGATAATAGCTACATTTAAGGAGACAAAAGATGGGAATGTTTGATGAAAGTTATGTAAATTTACCGCCAATGGAGCAAGCTTCAGGGTTTGGTGATACCAATGCTTTTATGATAGGAGCGCAGTCTGGTACTCAAGGAATGTTTCAAGGCTTAGGTAAGCTAATGGGGTTTCAAGACGAAGAAGATTTACTAATGGAAATATACAACAGTTCTGATTTGACAACTCCTCAAGGAAGAAAAGAAGCTATAGATAGAGTCAGACAAGTTAATCCTGAAGCTGCTGAAAAGTTACAACAACAAATATTAAATGGTGCTGAAGCTGAAGCTGCTATTCAGAATACAGAGATGAATGTAGAAACTACAAAGCTTGAAAGAGCTGCTCTTCTTTTTGGACCGGCAATAAAAAGAAAGTTTGAAACTGATGTAAGTGTCAATGGTAAACGAGCAGCAGTACAGGCTTTTTTAATAAATGAAGGTATTGAGTTTAAATCTAAAGATATAAATACACAATTAGATGCCATTAAGTTAATTAATAAAAAGTATGGTAAAGGTGGAAGTATTTATCTTACAGGCTTGAAAGAATATGTAAGTGCTAGAGAAGAAGCCTATGTAAGACAAGGCGTTCAAGAACAAGCAGGTTTATCTTATCAAGGTTCTGACAATAGTACTACTGCTTCTAACATTGACTTACCTGATTTAACTGATACTGGTACTACTTCTACAGCTGCGCCTAAATATGCAGAAGATAAAATAAATGCTAATGACAGTAACTTTACAAAAGCTTATAAAGAAAATAAAGCTACAAACGAAATAAAACAAAAGTTACAAGATGTTAAACAAAGTTTATTTAATATAGGCATAGAGTCTTTTATGCCTCAAGATAAACTAGCTAGAGAAAATGCTGAAGATGCTGTTTCTGAATGGATAGCAGGACCAGCTTTTGGTAGTGGAGAAATTACTGGTTTAGAGTCATCAGCTTTACAATGGTTTTTATCGCAATCTCCTGAAGAGCTAGACAAGTTTATATCAAACCCTGTAGCTTACTATAAGAAAAACAGAAGTAAAATAGAAAGCTCTACTACTTATGCTTCAGACTTAGATAACAATGAAGATTTATTTGCAAGTATACCTTATTAAAGAATAATGGCTTATCAAACAGTAGCAGAAAGAGAAGCACAATTTGAAGCTGAAATGGCTCTTAATTATCCTGAGCAACAAACAGGATTTAAAGGTGGTTTTATTAGTGGACATGATAGTGTAGGCTCTTGGTTTTCATCAGGTCTTTCTGGGTTAATGTTAAGTAAAGCTACTAGTGACAATAACCAAAGAAAATGGTACATACAAAGAAACGGTATACAATTCGGTAAGAATGAGCTAGATAAAGCTATATCACAGTACAAAGAAATATCTAAACATAGAAAATTAACTAAGATTGAAGATGAAGATTTAAAAGAAATGGTTAGAAGAAATACTCTTTTAACTAGAGATTTAACGCATGTCTATAACACGCAAGGGGGTGATTTAGACGCTCCTATAGATAAGAAAGGACAAAGTTTTAACAAAAGATGGGGTGTTAATACTGAAGATGAAGCAGCATTAGGTGCTTTAATAGAACTATTTAAAGAAAACCCTTCTTATGTAGGTGGTGTATTTACAGCAGAGATTATTAAAGATTTACCTTTAACTCTACTTGCTTTGTTAGCTTCTCCTCTTACAGGAGGTGGCTCAGGAGCAGCTCAAACTACTTCTTTAGTAGCTCGTAGTCTTAACAAATTAAACAATATACAACCTGCTGCGCTTAGAGGATTAGCTAAAGTAGGTACAGGAGTTGCTGGCGGTTCGGCTGTAGGAGCAAGTTATGAAGCAGCTTATAGTAAGTTAAATCAAGGTACTGTTAAAAGTAAACAAGTTAAAGCAGGCGCAGCTTTTGGTGCTGGCTTTGGTATCTTAATGGGACTAGGTGTAATTGGTAGGACTAGTAAAGATTTAAAAGCTAAGCAAGCACAAGAGTTTCAATTAAAAAGAGGACTAGCTGGTGGGGATAGAATTGATTACAAGTCAATGGTTCAAGAAGCACAGAAAGAAACTCCTGTTAAACCTGCTACTAAAGAGTTTGCTTCTGAAGCGGTAGATGCGTTGTACCCTGCTGAAGAGATAAAGAAAGTTAAGAAAGCTGCTCATCAAATATATAAAGAACATAATGAAAGATTGTTTCCTGAGCTACAGAACGGAAAAGAATATCAAGTTGTTACTTTAAAGCAAGCTAAAGATTTAGGACTACCTAATGTTAAAGATGACTTAGCTGTACAGTCTATAGTACATAAAAATGTTAGTCATATAGTTTGGCAAGAAGGAAAAATAAGCAATGAGTTCAAATCTTTTTACAAGAACTATGAAAAAACATTAGGAGAATCTTTTAAAGATATAACTCCTAGACAGCATTTGTTTATGAGAGATGAAAATAGTTACAGAAGTTATTTAATGGCTGCTGAATTAGCTAAAGTTAAACAAAGATTAATGCCAGAGCCTGAAGCAAAGACTGCTGATGAGGCTATTAGTATAAAAGAAAATGAAGCTAATAGAATGGCACAGGAAGAATTAGATAAAGCCTACAATAATATTCAAGAAGAAAGCATGTCCGCTAGTGATAGAGATGTACAGAATGTTGTAGATGAACTTAAGATGAATAGAACAGCACCTGACGATATAGAAATAAATCAAACTCCAAGTGCTGTTACTAGAGGTATGGACTGGTTAGAAGCAAACCCTAAAAAGAAATTAGGAATAGCAACTGGAGCAGCAGCAGCAGGTTTTCTATATACAGGTAATGAAGAAGACTTATATGGGGATGTAAAAGGAGAGCCTTACCGAACTGCTTTAGCTGCTGGACTAGGCGTAGCTCTTGGACCTAAAGGATACAAGTTACTTCGAGGTAAAGGTTTAAATCCTGCCACTATGAGAATAAAAGCTCAGGTAGCTAAAGGTTTAGAAGTAGATTCAGCAACAGCTAAATTATGGGAGTTTGAAGCTCAATTAATAATAGACAAATTAGATACTTTTAAGAAAGAAGAAGTACAAACTATTATTAATAGCATTGAAGGTGTGAAGTCAGCAAGTATTAACATGACTCAAGCTATGCGAGATACGCAGAAAGACATAGTAAAGTTACTTAATACGATAGGTGATGCAGCAGTTGAATCTAAACTTATTAAAGATAAGAATGGTATTTTAAAAATGGGTATGGAAGGTATGGATGAAAGCACAAGAGGAGCTTTCTTAAGTAATTACTTCCCTCATTTATTTCGCAACATGGGTAGGCTAACTGATGATGATTTAACTATCATACTAGGTAAGCTTAATGATGGTAGTGCTACTAAAAGAAAGATAAACGCTACTCTTGCTGAGCTAAGAAAAATGATAGAAGAAAATCCCAAGCTTACAAAAGGATTAGAATTACTTAGTGAGAAAGAAGCTATCAATGTATATGTTCAAGGTATGTCTAGAGCGATTATAGGTAGAAATGCTTTAAACTCAATGGAGAAATTAGACTTAGGTTTTCCTGCTAATAGAGCTGATGTTTCTTTACCTGCTTTATTAAAAGCAACAGACTTTGAACTACTTAAAAAAGGTGGTAAGTTAAGCGACCAAGAAATGACGCATTATAGAACCTTTGAACATCCTGCTTTAAAAGGATATGTAGCTCATAACAATGTACACCATGTACTAGATGATTTCTTTGCTATAAGACATAGAGGAAACATAGGAGAAATGAGTGAAAAGGTGCTTTCTCTTAACAACGCACTTAAGCGTGTGTTTGTATTTGGTTCTTTGTTTCACGCTCAAGCTTTATTTATGTCTGGTGTTTATTCTATGGGAATAACTGGTGCTTTAAAAGGAACATTTAAAGTAGGTAAGGATACAATTACCAAGCAAAATGCAAGAGAAGGTTCAAGAAATATATCATGGACTGATATGCAACTAGGTCAAACTAAGTTTGTAGAATTAGCTAAAGAAGCTATTTTAGATGGATTACAAATTGTTAATATTAAAAAACAAGAGCTAAGTAATCCCGGTAAAGCTCAATTAGATTCTGTTAAACATCACTTTGGTAAAGGTGGTGAAAAGATGGGTAAAGCTTTTGACATGATAGATACTGTCACATGGGAATATATGCACGATAGGTTTAAACTAGCTGTTTATTTAAAACAGAAAGAAAAGTACTTAGACCAAGGTGTAGATGCTAAACTTGCTGGACAAAAAGCTTCTGAATTTGCTAACGATGCTTTTGGTTCTTTAGATTGGAATAACTTTGCTACTAGATTGTATAAGTACGCAGCTGAAAATCCTGACAGATTAAGAAGCAAGGTAGCAAATAGAGCAGCACAATTAATACCTGTTAATAAAAGAAGGTGGTTAAATTTAGGCTTGTTTGCTCCTGACTGGACTGTATCTAATATTAGGATTGTGTATAAAACAATGACTGGATTACCTACAGCAGGTAAAGCTAAGTTTTTTCAAATGACTCATAAAGGTAATTGGGAAAGTCCAGAAGCTAAAGCAGCAGTTAAAGCATGGAACGCTTATGCTCAATATAGTATTAAAGCAGGTATATATACTTCAGCTTTATGGTGGACAATAACCTCATTGTTTAGTGATGAAGAACCTACAATAGAAGGTTGGTGGGATTTTTGGAGTGGTGAGAATAGTGGTAAATTAGACTTAGGTGGTGGTGAAAGCATGGTTATATCTAAACAGATTGCAGAGCCTATACATTGGGCGCAGCATCCCATGCACACTTTTATGAACAAGACAAGTGTTATACCTAAGACAACATTAGAACTTATGTTTAATAAACAATGGTTCTCAGTTAAACAAGGTATGCCACTTGGTCCAAGACTAGTAGATGAAGATGGTACTAATCACTATGCTAAATGGATACTAGGTAAAACAATACCAATTGTAGGTAAGTCTGTACTAGATGAAGACTTAGATTGGGAAGAAAGAATTGAAAGAGTATTTACGGGTTTCTTTGGATTCCCTCAATATGGCGACCCAGAAAAATAACAGGAGATAATTATGGCAAGAGGTAATCCTTTAATAACAGAAGAAAAATTAAAAAAAGCAGAAGGTAGATTCAACCCTAACTTAAGAGATGAAGGTGCTGGATTCTTTAGTACATTGTTTACCGCAGGTAGTAACATAGGCTCAGATGCTTTAACAGAACTAGGATATATAGCTCAAGCAGTAGCTAGACCTATAGATACTGGAGAAGCTGTACTAAGAGTGCTAGCTGGTTACGCACAGAAGGCGTTACCTGATGATTGGGAGGCGTACTTACCTGAAGACTGGGCAACTAATAAAGTATATGCTAATGCTATTAATGATTACTATGCTGATAAGTATGGAAGTTTAGAGCAAGCTGCTGATTCTTTTGCTGAACAGCCTGTAAGTGTAGCTCTAGATGCTTTTGCAGTTAAAGCCTTACTAACTACAATATCTAAACAAGCAGCTAAGAGAAGTATAGCTACTGCCAAGATGGCAGAGACAGCTAAAGGTACAGTTATGGAGGGTGAGCTTGCTGCCAGAGCTGCTGCTGATTTAAAAGTAGCAGAAGAGTTAAAACGAACTGAAAAGTATAAAGGTAAGTTTGTATGGGATGAAGCTTTAGGTGCTTATGTACCTGAGTCAAGTGTTGTTAAACCTAAGATAGACGCAGCAGAAGTTGCTCCTTTAATAGATGACATTGAAGCTGCTGCTCCTAGTGTACAACCTTCGGTAGCTAATCTAAATACCGAAGGTATGATGAGAGCTACTAGAAATCAAGAAGTTTCTCCTGCTTTAGCTGATGCTGCTAAGATTGCTTCTGAAACTGGTACTCCTATTAGAGTAACTTCTGATGATATAGCATACTATCAGATGTTAAAAGAAGCTGAAGCTAGAGGCGGTGACTTTGAAGGAATGGCTGGATATTTAGAGCCGGAACAATTGCGTGCTTTAGAAGCAGCTACTGGAGATTCTGTATTAGATAATAGAACTCCTCGTTTTAATGACCCTGACTTACCATTTGAAACTACACCTGTAGCAGCTAAGTCAGCAGAGCTTAGGAAAGTTGAGGCAGAAATAAATGAACTTGATGAAGCACTAGTAACAGGTGCTTATGATTTATCAATAGTTGAAGAAGCAGCTATTGATGCTCAAGTTGAAAGATTAATGACTCGAAGAGAACAGTTATTAGCAATGCCAGAGCCACCTGATGTTGAAGTTCCAGTAGCTGCTTCAGGTATAGACTTAACAGGCACAAGAGCAACTGATGGTTCTCTAATGACGGCTGCAACTAGAAATCAAACAGTTTCTTCTGCTTTAGCTGCTGAAGCTGCTAATGCTTCTAAGCTTGCTAATAGTGTTAGAGTAACTGCTGACGCTAACAAATTAACTAGAGATAAACAACGCATGGCAGACGATAATATTATGGCTGCTGCTACTCAAGCTGACTTGTTTGAGAACGGTAGTGCTGCTGCTTATGAGGCTATGATAGCTAGTCAATTAGCTAACAGAGCTGCTCAGACTAGTGCTGTAGCTACTACTGTACCTAAAGGTATGATGGCTGTATCTCCTGAAACTAAGCTAGCTAAACTAAGTAGCGTAGAAAGCAGGATAAAAGATAAAACACCTGTTAAGAAGCAAGAGTTTGCTCCTGTATCACCACCTAAGATTCAAACAGAAACTGTAATTAAACCTGCTAATGTCTTACCTGCTATACAAAGAGTTGGAAGTGCTGCTAATCAATTTACAGGGGATAGAGATATAAATGGTTCTCTTATACCTATTGCACCAGACAAAGGTATTGATTTAGACAATACAAATCCAGACATAGGTATTCGTGATGACTCTCCTCCTGATGTAAAAATACCTAAAGTTAAAGTTAGTGAAAAACCGGGATGGTATCAAGGTTTTTCTGTAGAAGGTACTGATGATGGTAACTACTGGAGTGCTGACTTTGAAGATGAGCATTGGAATACACCTGCTGGTGTACAAGAAGCTATAGGTATATGGGGTAGACCGATAGGCAATCGTATCGGACAGAGATTTAACTAGGAGATATAATGAATCAATATTTAAATGCTTTACTAGGAGTTAAGCAAAATGTCAGACCTTCTACTGGTATTAATATAGCTAAAGGAGCTGGCATGTTACTCAGACGAAGTCCTCATATAATGGCTGCTAGTCTTGCTGCTTATGGAGGAAAGAAAGCTTATGATTATTTTACTGAAGATGAAGAAGAAACTATAGAACCTACTCCGGGAAGAGAAGATTACTTAGCTACTCTTAATAATAAGTTTAGTGATGAAGAATTAGCTAGATTTCAAGCACAGTCTAAACAATATGACAGAGGTAATTCATACTAAACGGTGACATTGGTGGGCGAGGTGGATGTCTTTCTTCTTCCTTGTCCTTCATAGTTTACACACTCCATCTTCACAATCATCTGGACCAGTAGTAATTATATATTCATCTGACCTACCTGCTGTAGTAGTGGTAGGTAATCTCCCTAAGTTAGCACATGTGAATTGATGAAGCAGGTTATCATCATCTCGTAGTTCACATCTTTTAGCATATATATTGTAGGCATCTTCAAACTTTAAACTTAATACTTTCGCTCTCTTTGCGTAATCTTCTGATAATCTTCTTATAATC